TTGAGCCCGTCTCGGTATCCGAGGCCAAGGCCCACCTGCGTGTGGACATCAGCGACGATGACTCGTACATCGGCACGCTGATCACGGCGGCCCGTGAGTGGTGCGAGGAGTACCTAGACCGCACGCTGATCAACACGCAGTGGACGATGCGGCTGGACTCGTTCCCCTACGAGATCGAGCTGCCCCGGCCGCCGATTGCCACGAGCGGCACTGCCACGGCGGTGGCACTCACCTACACGCTGGGCGACGACTCGACGGCCACGCTGTCCACGACGGCGTACCGGGTGGACCGCAACTCGACGCCTGGCGTGGTGCGGCAGCTGCGTGCCGGGACGTGGCCCGCCAATCTCGACGACTACAACGCCGTGGCTGTGACGTGGTACGCCGGCTACGGGGCCAGCGGCGCGAGCGTGCCAGCCGGCATCCGCCACGCCATCCTGATGCTCGTGGCTCACTGGTACGACGGCGCTAGGCAGGCGGCTGTTTCTAGCGGTGCTGTTCCGCAAGACGTGCCATACGGCGTCAAGTCGCTCCTCGACTCGCAACGCTGGGGATCATACCGATGAGCATTGAAGGCCGGATCGCTGTAGACGCCTTGTTTCACGACAAGGACGGCACCACGTCGCTGAAGGTGGTGTCGCTTGCGTCGAGCGTCGGTTACACGACCGGCAAGGTGGCGGTGGTGACTGGCACCGCAGGCACAAGTCAGGTGTTTCTGAACCTGTACTCCACGCAATATCGAGACGCCAGTGGCAGTCTCGTGACGTTCGCAAGCACTGCGATCTCCCACATCGCGTTTGCGTTCCAAGGGGCACCTGGTCAGTTCCGCAAGTTGCATGACGCAAACGACAACGTGGCGCTTGTTTCCAAGGACAACGAGGTTGCGTGCTCTGCTGTCCCGGCATCGCTAGACGCCCTTATTGAAACGGCCGCGAACACTGGCACGTACACCATCGTGCTGTATGGCACATGATCAACGCTGGCAATCTCCGAGAGCGTGTGACGGTGCAGCAGGCAACCGAGAGCCGCAACGGCATCGGCGAAACCGTGCTGTCATGGGCCACGTTTGCCACCGTGTGGGCCAGCGTTGAAGGCGTGTCGGCCAGAGAGGCCCTGGCTGCTGGCCAGCAGGACGTGACGATAACGCACCGCGTCCGCATCCGGTACCTGTCAGGGCTCACGCAGAACATGCGTTTTCTGTGGCGTGGTCGTGTGCTGCAAATCGTGAGCCTGCTCGAGTACGCCAACCGTTCCGAGCATGTCGCCATTTGTGAAGAGGTGACATCGTGAGCGGAATCGAAATGAGCGTAGGGTTTCCCGAGCTCCGCCAGCTACAGCAAGCGTTTCGGTCGTTCGCCCCTAGCTTGGCAAGAAAGCACATGGGAGCGGCCATCCGTAGGTCGCTTGCTCCTGGGCTGAGTGCCCTGCGGGGCAACGTAAAGCGAGGGCCGACCGGGAACCTTGCCAGAGCGATTGCCAGCAAGGTCAAGACTTATCGCAGAGGGAATGCCGTCGGCCTGGTTGGCTTCGTGGCCGCAGGAAGCGGAAAGTCTGCTTCGGCTCGTGGCGGCTCGGTGAAGAAAGGCAAAGACCGTGCTTTTCATGCCGGGTTTCTGGAGTTTGGCACGAAAGAACGAATCATTCGCACGTCGTCTCGCCGAGGCGGGGCGTCCATAGCGTCCAGTTTTAAGACGCTGGGGCCGTTTAAGGTCGCCCGGGTAGCCAAGCGGGGCAAGTACGCAGGGGTGGTGCGAGTTAACACGTCGCCTAAGTATCCGAAGGCGTTCTTTAAAAAGGCCCCTAAGGGTGAGGTGCTGAGCGTCAGGGAGATGCCTGTTGGTGGAAGCAAGGGTCAGCCGCCCGTCAAAACCGCTTACAGGACTTCGCTGCCTGCAATGCGGTCGCTCTTGGCGATTGAAATGACCAAGTCGCTCATAAACGCCCAGAAGGACTTGGCAAAGGACTTTCCGCCTAGCCGAGCACGCCAATGATTTTCCGATCACCTGAGTACGTTCTGTCGTCGGCTCTGGTGCGAAGCCCGCAAGCCGCCATCCTGATCGGCCAGCGGGTCTACCCTGTGCTGGCCCCGTCTTCGGCCACGCTGCCGCTCGTCACTTGGCGGCGAGCCGGCGTGCAACGGGAGCAGACGTTAGCCAGCCCAGCGGGAATGCCACGGGTCACGATTGAGTTTTCGATCTACGGGACCACGTACGAGGAAGCCCGGCTGGCAGCTGACGCCGTGCGGTCTGTTCTGGATGGGTACGGCGGTTCGGCGAACAATACAGAGGTAAGGCAAACGTCGCTCGAGGACGAATCCGACGACTTTGTGACGTTAACCGGATCGGACCTGCCGCCGGTGTACCAAATCACGCAGCGATACGACTGCTGGTGGAGCGAGGAATAAGATGCCATATACGCCGCACGACTCGACCGGAACCAACTTTGTCTTTGCCGGTGCGACGTACACCGTCACCAGCATCACGTATTCCATCACCGACAATGCGGCGACTGACCAGATCGACGTTTCGCACCTTGCCCAGACCACTGGAGCGACGGTCCTGACGCTGGCCCGCCCGCTGAAGGGGTCGGCTGGCGACACGGGCAAGGAAGTCACGATGGAGTACCTGGCCTCTAGCGGCACTCCGATCGCACAGGGGCAAACGGGAACCCTTGCGATCACGGGCGGCATTTCTCTGTCCGTGACAGCCACCTGCAAGTCGTCCAGCATCACGCTGACCGTGAATGATGCGGCCCGTGGGTCAGCGTCTTTCCAGGTGCCGTAGTCACACGGGAGACTTTCCGTGGCGACCTACTCAAACGGCATCACAGTCACCTGGAACGCCATTACGTTCGCTGAAGTGACTGGGCTTTCGTGGACGTACGGCGGCGGCCCGAGCAAAGGCCGAACAGTTCCGTGGACGGACGACGCTGGCTCATGCACCGTGACGTGCCTTGGCTCGGCCAACACGGGCACGTCCAACTACGGAACTCGTGCCACTCTGTCGATTGCCGGCGGCGGCCAAACATTGACAACCCCGGCAGTATGGGAGTCGTTAGCCGTTGATTCCGAGCTCAACGGCGTCACTCGCTACACCGTCACCCTCAAGATATTGGACGACTGACATGGGACTCAAGGAACAGATCAAGGCCGCAAGTGTTCGCAAGCCTCTCAAGGTTCACGTCAAGGAGTGGAGTCTCGACGTGTACGTGCGAGTGCTGACCGTTGGCGAACGAGACGATTGGGAGTTGGCTTGGGTCGATATACGGCAAAAGGCTGTCGGCAAGTTCCAGAACTTCCGGGCCTTTTACTTGGTGCGAACGCTGTGCGACCAAGACGGCGTGCGAATCTGGAAAGACGACGAAATCGCAGAGGTTGCGGCGCTTGACGGTGCCGTCATGGGCGAACTGTTCGACGTAGCACAGAAGCACAACAAGCTCACGGAGGCGGACGTAGTCGAACTAGCCGGCGAGCTTTAGCGCACGGCCGTCGCGTCAGTTCCTGTTCATGCTTGCTGGCCATCTGAAGATGACCGTCGGCGAGCTCGAGCAGCGAATGGACTCGCGGGAGCTGTCTGAATGGCTTGCTTGGGCTCGTTACTTTCAGCCGCTGGACAACCAATGGGCACAGACGGGAGTGCTTGCCAGTGCCATTCTTGCTCCGCACGTCAGGCGTGGTCAGACACCGAAGCCGCGAGACTTTATCCCAGTAGAACGCCCGCCTCAGCACAAGACGCAGATACTGGACGTTCTCGCCCAAATGAAAATCGACCTAGACGGCAAGTAGCATGAGCACGGCACTCGGACTGGCGATGCAGATTAGTGCCAATACTGCACAGTTGGCCAAGGCCGTCGCTGACGTGAACGACCGCCTAGACTCCATGGGTGAGGCTGGGAAGAAGGCGTCAGCCGATCTCGGCACGCTCAAGAACATTGAGATTGGCAAGCTCGCGCTCGGCGGGATTCAGGCCGCCACCAAAGCATTTATTGGGCTCGCCAGTTCTGTCACTGGTGCCGTAACGTCCGTGGCCTCCTTTGCCTTGAGTGTTGGCGAAGAGCTCGACGCTCTCAACGACGTTGCAAACCGCACCGGCGTCGGCGTCGAGGCCCTGCAGGCTTACGCCAGGGCGGCCGCCCAGACGGGCGTGAGCGTTGAGTCGTTTGCCAAGCAGATCCAAAAGCTCACGATCTCCATTGGCCAGGCAACGCTTGACGACAAGGCACAGAAAAAGTTTGAGGCGCTCGGCATCGTCTTTGAGGACTTGAAGAAGCAGTCTCCCGAGCGGCAGTTTGAGCTCGTCGTCGATGCTATTTCCCGCATCTCCGACCCTGCAGAGCGAGCCGCCACTGCGGTGAAGTTCTTCGGCAAGGGCGGCATTGAGCTTGGCGAACTATTCACGCTTGGCCCTGGTGCTCTGACGAAGATGCGAGAGGAAGCGATTTCTTTAGGGCAAGTCGTCAGCAAGGACGCTGTCAGTGCCATTGATGAGATGAACGATTCGTTTGCCAACGTGCTGGCCACGATAAAGGGCATCGCAGGGTCGATTCTGGGAGAGCTTGCTGGGCCGATTAGTGCGATTGCTCAAGAGCTTCTTGGAGTGATTAGGCAGGCTGGGCCGCAGCAGATTGCACAGAACGTCGCCGCTGGACTTTTGGATTTCATCAAACTGGCCGGCAATGCGTTCCTGCAGTTGGCCCAGTTCATTGAGCAGTTCATCAAAAAATACTCGCCCATTCTCGGGCTTGAGTTGCGCACGCAAGAGCAGCAAGCCAGAGACGAGGAAATAAATCGGCTCAGAAGGGAAACTGTCATTCCTGCTGGCGTCATTGACACGCAGTTGCGGGCCGAGATTCAGCAAGAGATTTCAGGAAAGCTCGCTCGATTAAGAGAACTAGAGCAGCAGGTCGCTGCCGAGGCTGCCGGGAGCATCCTGAACCAGTTCCAGGCCAACTTCAACGCCGCGATCGACACCGCTTCTCGGAAGCTCGAGGAGAAGATGGCTCCGCCCGGTGGCGAGGCTGGTGGCCTTGAGATTCAAGAGCGGCAGTTGCGTGAGTTGCAGCAACTCAACCGCAATGGACAGATCGGCACCGTGGAGATTCTCAACTAGCCATGGCCGTTCTCGCTTGGCGTGAAGTCCTGCCGCGCACTTTCTCGCATCGGTTCGGCGAGTCGCCGAGTGCCGAGACCAAGGTGATTGCCACCGTCGATGAGCCGACACCAACGCAGACAGTGATCAACGCTGTGGGCGTTGTCCACGGCGACCTGCACCCTGAGTATTCGTTTCTGCGAATGCTCGATGCGTCGCTCACGGAGCTCGACCGCCATCACGTCGAGATCACCTACCGTTACGAGTTGCCACGGCAGGAAAATCTCGACCCTAACCCGCTGGCCCGTCCTGACGTGTGGTCGTTCTCGACGGGTGGTGCCCAAGTGCCGGCCCTGACCTACTACGAAGGCAGCGGTAACTCCGACCTGCGAACACTGGTGAACACGGCCAACGACTTCTTTGAGGACGTGACTTCCTTGGAGTCTGAAGTGCGGGCCAGCATCTCAGGTAACCGCAGCACGTTCCCGCTGGCCACGGCGGCCAACGTCACCAACTGCATCAACGCATCAAACTACCTGGGCGGTGCCGCACATACGTGGCAGTGTGCGGGCATCAGCGGCCAGCAGGCCAGCGAGGTGGTCAACGGAGTCGAGATCCGCTACTGGCAAGTGACGGCCGAGCTCGTGTACCGCCGATCTGGCTGGGATCTCCAGCTGCCCAACGTGGGCTGGAACTACATCAAATCGGGAAAAAAAGAACGCGCGTACGTGTTGGATTCCGAGACAAAAGAACGCATTCCGTCTTCGTCGCCCATGCCACTCACGACTTCAGGCGACATCAAAGGAAACGACGAGTACCCCGACATCCTCGTGCGTCGTGTGTTCCCCGAGGTGGACTTCTCCACGTACTTCGGCGCGCCGCCGTTCTAAGCCATGAGCCAGCCCACCCAGAACATCACGATTACGGCCGCCACGAGCACCAGGCTCACGCTGTCGCTGGCTACGGCCAACACTGCCGCACTGCGGCTCACGGCGTACCCGGTTTTCTCATCGGCCACGTCGGACGGCACGACGTTCTACAGCACCGACCGGCCGCTTCGGTGGTTCACGCCCAGCACCGGCGTGTTTACGGCCACGTCGCTGGCGACGGTGGCGAACACCGCCAACGATGCCCACACAGCCACACTGACGTTCGGGCAAGGCTTTGCCCCCACGTCCGTGGAGCACGTCCAGGGGGCCACGCCCAGGCGGTATCGCTACCTCGTGCATCTGTCGAGCCACACGCCGGCCACCGCCTACTCGTCTGCTGTCACCTCGAACACGGCGGTGATTCTGAGCGGCACGATTAGCCTGGCGATCAGCGCGACGACTCCGGTGCCGGCCATAAGCATTCGCAGCGTGCAGGTTTCGTAGCCATGCCTCAGCGTCCAGACGGCAAGCCGGCTTCGACGGAGCGGGTGACGTTCACTCGGCAGGCGGCCGAGCGGATTGCCAAGACGGTTCGCACCGTAGAGAGCGGCGACCGCAAGAGCGGCGGCATCTCCTTCGGCAACCAGGCGGATGGCACGCCACGCTCGCTCCGAGTCGGCACGTTCACGGGCTCATGGGCCACCGGCACCTACAAGACTGTGACGCTGGTAGGCAGCACCGCCACGGCCAGTGTCTACAACTGGTGCCGTTCTTCTGAAGGCGACACGGCCAGCAGTTCGGTATCGCAGTTCGTCGTGTTCGGCCGGGCCATGGGCACGAACAGCGTGCTTGAGATCAGCCTGGGCGATACGTCAGGGACGTGTCGCATGTCGATTGCTGGGCTGAATCTGGCCACGCTGCCGGGGTTTAGTGCCGGTGCGATTCAGCTGCTGGGCCACACGTCCAACATCGACCCAGGCAACACCAATGCCACTACGTGCGTGTCGCTGCAGTGGTACAGCATCACCACCTGCTCGACGGCGGCATGACGCTCATCTCGTGGAACGGCGGGCCGATCTTCCGCAGCGGTGCCGTCGGCACCGAGCAGGCGTGCTGCTGCGGGTGTAACGTCAATGCGTTCTACCAGTGGGGAGGGGAGAACTCCGGGGCGCTGGGGCCCTTCTTGACTATCTACCCGTCCTCGCCGCATTGCGTAAAAATCGTGTTCGCGACGAGTTCCTTTTCTGTGACCTTGCGGATTCGCGCCCGCAACTCTTCAAACGGCCAGACGCAGACGCTGTTCGATAGCACGTCCGAATCGCAGGAGTTCTGTTTCTTCAAGGGATCGGGGTTTGACCAGATTTCAATACAGGTGTTCAACGCCGCGGGGTCGCCCGGTTCGCTCACGCTGACGTGTGACGACTGCGACTGCAACGAGTTCCCATGATCACTGGCCGCCGTTTCGCCTTTGAGGCCCGATGCCGTGAGCGTGGCACCACGCTTGACGCCGTGCGTGCGTGCATCGTCAGCGAGGACGGCGACACAATCACCGTGGACGAGACGCACGAGGCGTACCCCAAGGCCAAGGCGGGCCTGGGCGACATGGTCAAGGCCGGGCTGTCTGCCATCGGCATCACCGAGCAGCGGGTGAGCAAGGTGCTGGGCCGCCCGTGCGGGTGCTCCAAGGCAGCCGAGGCGTTGAACGAGCTCGGCCGCCGCATCGGCATTGGTTGACTCGCCCGCTACGGTAAGCAGCGAAAGGGCGACGCCGTGGCCGACGATCACGTCTTCACACTCAACGGCGACGAGCGGTGGCTCTTGCGTTTCACCGACCTGAAGGGCCAGGCGTACGGCTACACCTACAGCCAGAAGTCAAAGCGGCCCAGGATCTTGATTCACAACGGACTCAAGGGCCGCCACAAGCTGACCATTTTGACGCACGAACTCCTTCATGCGTTGTTCCCAACCGCAAGCGAGGAACACGTCGAGCAGGCCGGCAAGGACATCAGCAAGGTGCTTTACAGCCTCGGCTACCGGGAGGTGACGGATGGCTAGATCGGCCGGCACGTTTCGCCGAAAGAACGCCAGCGACCCGTGGCTAGTCACCACGCTTGACGGTGGCGTCACACGCATCGACTTCGCCAGCCGGCTGTGGGTGCTGCTGTCGAGCGATTGGCACTGGGACAGCGTGAAGTGCGACCGGGACAAGCTCTCGGCTGATCTCCGCAAGGCCAAAGAAATCAACGCTGCCGTGCTGAGCATCGGCGACCACTTCGACGCCATGGGCGGCAAGTACGACCCAAGATCCAACGGCAAGTGGGACGTGCGGCCTGAGTTCCAGCGTGGCAACTACTACGACGATATCGTCACGCAGTGTGCCGAGTGGCTAGAGCCCTACCGCGAGCAGATGGCCCTGATCACGCCGGGCAACCATGAGACAGCGGTGCGTAAGCGAATGGAGACGTGCCTGACGACCAGGCTCGTGGAGCAGCTGCGGATGCGTGGCAGCAAGGTGCGTCACGCTGGCTACGCCGGGTGGGTGCTGTTTCGTGCCAAGACCGGCAAGACCAACTCGGCACTGT